CTTCATTTCTGAAATTAATTTGGAATTGAAGTAGTCACTATACCTCGGCATAGAGTTAAACTTCTATTGCGGTCGTATAAGTGGTTGGTCCTTCATAGATGAACGAAGCCAGTCTTTCGCGTGTAACCCTAATTCAGGGAAACCTCGGAACTCAGGTAGTTCGGTCCAATATTTTGGTATAGCCTCACCAGCTCTACTAGCCATAAGAGCGAGAGCGTTCTCCGTTGGGATAATTCCCTTCGGTCGCGCTGTCTGTAATTCAAATGAATTCATGTAGGCCTCAGATCCAGACAAAAGCTCAAGAGCTTTGTCTAGAGGAGGTTCCTCACGGAATTTACTGATTACACCCAAGTAAGCATCAAGTCGATCTTGAGGGTCGGTATCTTGTAATAAGATATCTTCCGCTATAGAACGAACTTGGGCTTTTAGAACCTTGGACTCTACACGACTTACGTCTAACAACATATTCGCCAGGTAAGTAACATGCGTATCGTAGTTATTAACTACATTACGATAATTTACTAAACCCAGTAAGTATGCGGTTTGAGACGCAAAAGGTGCAATCTCCGATCTCACAAAGGACACTCTATCTTTATAATGAGATAAAAGTGTACTTAGTGGAATCGAAGTTTGATTCTTAAATAGGTACAGGATTAACTGTATAGTCTGGCGCATAGGGATGCTAACTTTCTTCGGAAAGTAGTCTTCCTCCCCGCTTATCAAAGCGGGACTAGCCAATAAGCTCAATGCAGGTATTAGCGATTTACCTTCGACTTTCGTCAAAAGGGATCCTAATATTCCGATCAGCCCATGGGCAATCCCATTTTTTAATGGAGACCCCAAATCTGATCCGTTTCTCACGAGAATCGCCTTAAGGCATTCCTCTGAAAACAACAATTTGCTTCCAAGGCGTAAAGCCAAGTTGATTTTACCAGGAAGGTTATTCCCTTGCAGGAATTCCTTCCAAGACAAACCTGAAACATCAGTCATTCCCACGGAAGTCCGTTTTGCGAACTCGCAAGTTGGAGCATTTGGAGAAGGTATGGATTTAG